GAGAATCAACATCGCTATATTCTCCATCTAAAAAGTCTTCCCATTTTTCTAAAGTGTTATAACCTTCTTTAACAAAAAATTCTTTAAAGGTGTCATAACAAACCGAGTAAATGCTACATGGAGAATCGACCACATTTATAGATGTTGGTATATTGTGAGTTTCTTTTTCTGTTTTAAATTGTTTATTCATCTTCATCCTCCTTGGTTAGTAAAAGATATGTCCCGTGTAGGCAAAAAGCCATAAACGAGAATATTATTATTATTCCTATTGTGTTGTTCATTGTGTTTGCTCCTGTGCTTCTTTATCTGTTTGGTAAATATTGCAATCATCACATTTCTGTACTTCTTGCACTTCTTTTTTTGTGTTGAATGTATCTATCCACCCAACACCATTACATAAATCGCATTTCATCTACTAGCCCTCCTTAGTCGTGCTTTCTCGTTGTTGTGTTGCCTTGTCTCCTCGTTCAATGGTTTGTGAAGTTCCTCTAAGTAGTCAAGGGCGATCTTTTTTTGTTCCTTGGTTAGTTCTATAAGGATTTTATAATCTGATCTTTTATATAAAGGCCATTGGTAAAAACATTTTTCTTTGTTTTTGTATTGCCATAAAACCGGTTTATCTATTCCTTTGATATGGTCTTGCCATATAAAATGATCATCATCAAATTTATCTACAAATGTCATTCTTGCACCTTCTCTAATTTATAAAAGCCTAAAGATTTAGAGCAATCTGTTTGCCCGCTTTCATCAACTGGATATAGGCTTAAAAACCTTTCCCCGGTTTGATCATCAGTCCATAAATTAATATCTATGGTTTGGTCTTTATGTATGCCTTTAACGTCTTTGTATTCGCTTTCAGCGTTAAATGTTCCCCATGAATCGTTTGGGTATATGTTGCTCATTCTTCGCCCTCCGTTGGTTCTTGTATACATTCCCAATTGCCACCGCTTTGATCTACTTCATCAGTAGTACCGCCACCGCTTAGGAATATCTCAACAGCCTCTTCATAACTATTGGCTAAAACCTCCGTTTCCTCTGTTACTGTAAAAGTGTTACTAAAAATATATTCTTTTGGTTTGCTCATTGTTTTATTTCCCCCTAGTTTTTTATAAGACCATCATCAATTAATCTTCTTGCAGTTCTACCAAACCACCCTTGAAGATTCCACGCTAAACCGGTGTCGACTAGATACTGCCATGCTTGTATTATTTGCTCATTTGTTTTAGCTTCTATAAATCCCTCGGCTATTCCTATAGCTGTATAATTATCAAGTTTAAAATTCATCTATGCTACCTCCATGATTTGAATTAGTTCTCTTTGTTGTTTTTTCATCTTTGCACCGTGTCCGGCATATGCTATAACTTTGATAGACTTATCCCAACAAGCCCGGCATTTTTTACATTTACCATCTTGAAGCGGTGCATTGCATACGGTTGCTGTTGTTTGACTGTCTATAAATGGGATAATGGTTGATGAGTATTTAGCATCTTGTATTATTTCCCCGTTGATTCCATCACTTGATAACCTTACAACAACATTATCAAGCTTATTAAGTTTATTAATAATCTTTCTAAACTTCTTAAACTTGTGCATTCTTGTTGGTATCCAATGCCTTGTCCATGGTGTAGCCTTACAGATTTCATATATCTTTTCGGCTAGTCCTAGGCTGTACATATCGCCACTATCGAACCATCTAAAATATCTGTCGCTGTCAAGTTCCTCTATCATATCGGCTACCCATTCCGCCCTTTTCCAATCTCTTTTGTTATGGCTTCTAGCCTCTTTAACATTTTTAAAACGATAGTTTCCGCCTACTGCATAACAGCCCTTACAAGCCGGGACAAGTTCACCGTTTGAATCTTTAGAAGCCGGGCAAGTCTCTAACGCTTCAAGGCTCCAACTTCTTGAGTTTAACTTTCCTACCTTTGATATTTTCATTTTGTCACCTCTAAAATATATCTTTGTCTAAGTTCTTTTATATATGTTTTCATATGTTTAATATTTTTCCATTGTTGCCCGTAATACTGAACAATCTCTTTATCGTTCATATAAAAAATATGTTTTTTCCAATTTGATATTTTCATAATGTCCCCTTATTGGCTTATAAATTGTGCTAGTTCTTCGGCTTTGTTTTTTAGAGTTATCTCAAACTTTTTCATCGCTTCACTTGTTGAATAGCCTAAAAATGTTTCCTTAACCGGTTCATCTGTTATGGCCTCTACTGTTCCATATAATGTAATTTGGCCTTGTGAACCTTTCTTAATTCCGCCATGTCTGTAGTATTTCAATTTTTTCATTTTGGTTACCTCTTTAAAATTTATATATATCACTACCACGACAGCCCCGGATAACCGAGGCTTTTAAATCGTGGTTGGGGTTTAGAAAGCAAAGAACCTTGATAGGCTATGAGAATCTATATCTGTTATTTCATACCCTTCATATTTACAAGCATGTGAAACTGAATTACCTTGATATCTTAATAAGAATTCAAAGCATTCATTCTCAGAACCTTCAAACAATAATGATTTATCTTTATAAACATAAAATGTTTTACTTTTTGTTGACATATTTGTTGCTCCTTTTAAATAGTTATTAATATATATCACATACATATACTAACAAAAATGTACAGAAAGTCAACAATAAGATATAAATATTTTAATTAATTTATAAATAAAGCTTAATTAATACCCTTTTAATATATAATTAATCGGAATATGACAACAAAAACACCAAAAAAAAGAGGAAGAAAACCAATAGTAATTGACTATGAAAGGGTTGAATATCTCGCCTCGCTTAACATGGGAATCATGGATATTTGCCGGTCTTTGGGTATTGGTTGGGATACATTTAACAAACATAGAATTAAAAAAAACTCGGAATTAAAGGAAAGTTTAGACAGAGGAAAAGCAAAAGGATTGCAGTTAGCAACGTCAAAGTTAATGGAAAAAATACAAGATGGGGAATTCAACGCAATACAATTTTATTTGAAGTCGGCTGATCGCGATACATGGGCGGAAAAGCAAACTGTAGAACATACACTCAATATTAAAGAAGCACTCACGCACGCACAGTCACGCATGAAAGTTATTAATCATCAAGAAAAAGAAACGCTATCATTAAAAGATGTTAAAGAGTAACGCTTGCACGCGTTCACGCGTAGCCCCGTTCGTGCGTTGTTGCGTTGCGTTTATATAATATGCATAGAATAGAATTTTACCCCCCCTTTGCGTACGTGGGGGTGGTGCGTTATATATATACACTATGCGAAAATTTTTTTAGGTAATTTTTATGAAGTATAAAGCAGAAGAAGAAAAGCTATTGATGACCGAATTATGGTCACCAGTAATTAAAGATAACCCATTAAATTTCGTCAAATTTGTCTTTCCTTGGGGAATGAAGGATACCCCCCTTGAAGAATTTAAAGGGCCAAGGAAGTGGCAAGAAAAAATTTTGCGAGAAATGACAATACACATTCAACGTAATGGTGTTAAGGATTTACCAGAGATGTTTAGAATGGCAGTAGCATCAGGTCGTGGTATCGGTAAATCAGCTTTGGTTGCTTGGATTATTTTGTGGATGTTATCAACCAGATTAGGATCAACAGTAATTGTTACTGCTAACACAGAACAACAGTTAAGAAGTAGAACATGGGCGGAGCTTGGTAAGTGGCTTACATTATCTTTAAATTCTCATTGGTGGTCAAAAACTGCAACAACCATAAAACCAGCTGCTTGGTTTGATCAAGCGTTAGAAAGAGATCTAAAGATAGATACTGGTTACTACTACGCCCAAGCACAATTATGGAGTGAGGAAAACCCAGATGCGTTTGCAGGTATCCACTCATCATACGGAGTATGTTTGATTATGGATGAAGCATCGGGTATTCCAGCTCCTATTTATTCTGTATCAGAAGGATTCTTTTCTGAACCAACTCCAAATCGTTTTTGGTTTACCTTCTCTAACCCACGCAGGAACCAAGGGCCATTCTATGATTCATTCCACAGCGCAAAAGCATTTTGGAAAAACGAACAGATAGACTCACGCACGGTCGAAGGTACTGACAAAGATCTCTTCAGCAAAATGATTGAGCAGTACGGAGAAGATTCTACAGTCGCACGCGTGGAGGTAATGGGCGAATTCCCAACCGCGGATGATGATACTGTTATACCAATGGAGCTAATTAAAAGCGCAGTTGATAGAGATGTTTCACTCGCGGCTAGCGAACCTATTGTATGGGGATTGGACGTAGCAAGATTTGGTGGAGACAATTCTGCCCTATGCGTGCGTCAGGGAAATCATGTCCTTGAAATTCAATCCTTTCCATCTATGGATTTAATGCAACTGTGCGGTGTAATTAAAAATCGTTATGACGATGCAACTGCAATAGAAAGACCACAAGAAATACTAATTGATGTTATTGGACTCGGTGCCGGTGTAGTAGATAGATTGTTAGAACAAAACTTACCCGTGCGTGGAGTCAATGTCGCAGAAGCACCATCAACGAAAAAAAATTATTTGAACTTGCGTGCGGAGCTGTGGTTTGCAATTAAAGACTGGTTAAGTTCTAGAGATTGCAGATTACCTCATGATAATGAGCTAGAAGCAGAGTTAGCTTCCCCCTTATATAAATACACATCTAGTGGTAAAATAAAAATTGAAAGCAAAGACGAGATGCGCAAACGTGGCATCAAGTCACCAGACAAGGCAGATGCGCTTGCATTAACAATGGCAAGTTCAGCTGCAAGTTTTAGTGGAAGTGGTAACCATTTTGGTTATAATTTTAGACAACCACTTAAATCACGAATAATTAGAGTTGGATAAATTTATGGCAAAAAACAAAAAAATTGAAGAAGTCTCTGTAGAAGTTAAAAAAGAACAAGACCTTTTAGACTTAAGCGGTGTTATCAAGGCAGAGATGGATGATGCCAAAGATTTCATACACCAAGTTGGAGAGGAGAGAGCAGAGTCAACCGAATACTATTTAGGCAATGAACCACAAAGCACCTCAAGCGTGCAATCAGAATTTATATCTACGGATGTTAGAGAGAGCATATTATTTATGTTGCCATCTATCATGCGTACATTTTTTGGTACGAAAAAAATTGTAGAGTTTGTACCTAAAAACGCAGAGGATATTCCGCTTGCAGAACAACAAACCGATTATATTAATTATATTATCCAACAAAAAA